GGTTATAACCAAAGACCCCCTAGTTACGGTGGTATAGGTGGCGGTGGTGGGTTTAACAGACCGATGCCTATACAAGTAGGTGGACCAGTAAGACCTCCTTTTCAGAAACTTAAACCTATAAGTATGCCAATTGACCCAGGAAGGTCTTTTATTGATGAAGCTAATCAAAGACCAACAAACGATATGGCAAGACAGATGCCTGAAATGCAAATTCAAAGCCCAGAAAGTATGCAATACTATCCATCCTAAAATGAACGAAGACCTGCCAAACGTTGAATCTATAATTGCACCTTTAAATATTCAAGAACAAAGAGAAGCTTTTGGCAGTCCTTTGTATCAAATGATGAACCCAGGCGGTAAAAAGATAGCAGACTCTATGGGTCTTGGTATTAATAGTCTAACCAATGATCCTACTAATTTTATAGCTGGTGGTTTTTTTGTTAAGAAGGGTGTCAAATATACTTTACCCGTATTAGAAGATATATTAAAAAAGTTTAGGTATGCTAAGTCTTTGCGTAAAACAAACATATCAAAAGATAAAACAGAGGCTAGTAATTTAGAAAGAAGTTTACCTTTTGAGACGGAAGAAGAAATTATTAACGCAATCAATACGATTAATCCGCCGCCTAGAATGAACCTAAAATTATTTGAAGAATTACGTAAAAAATTTGATATATAAATGAACTTCTCAAAGTTAACTGAGACAGAGCTAAAAGAAGCTTTGATGCTCAAAGAAAGGCTTGACGGCTTTGCTACCCAAGATAAATGCCAAAATGATTTTTTGTCCTACGTGGAACATATGTGGCCAGAATTTATTTGTGGTCGTCATCATAAGATCTTTGCAGAAAAACTTAACAAGGTAGCATCAGGCGAAATTAAACGTTTAATTGTTAATATGCCTCCTCGTCATACCAAGTCAGAATTTGCGTCTACTTTCTTTCCGTCATACATCATGGGTAAAAAACCTAAGATGAAGATCATGCAAACAACCCACACAGGGGAACTAGCTGTAAGATTTGGTCGTAAGGTCAGAAACTTAATGGATCAAAAAGAATACAAAGATGTATTTCCTGAAGTTAAATTACAAGCCGATAACAAATCAGCTGGACGTTGGGAGACCAATAAAGGCGGCGAATACTTTGCAGCTGGTGTAGGTGGTGCTGTTACTGGTCGTGGTGCGGATTTACTTATTATTGATGACCCTCATTCAGAGCAAGATGCCATGAGTCCTAATGCACTCGAGTCTGCCTGGGAATGGTATACCTCTGGGCCTAGACAGCGTTTACAGCCTGGTGGAGCTATAGTGTTAGTTATGACGCGTTGGTCTGCTATAGATCTAACAGCTAAGTTATTAGATTCTCAAAAAGAACCACTTGCTGATCAGTGGGAAATGATAGAGTTCCCTGCTATTTTTCCTGAAACAGACAATCCTTTATGGCCTGAGTTCTGGCCTAAAGATGAATTGTTAAAAGTTAAGTCTTCTATTCCTGGCATTAAATGGAATGCTCAGTGGATGCAAAATCCTACTGCTGAAGAAGGAGCTATTATTAAACGTGAATGGTGGAAGCGATGGAAACATAAAACCATACCTCCTGTTAAATACATTATGCAGTCTTACGATACTGCTTTTTCTAAAAACCAAACAGCCGACTATTCTGCTATATCTACTTGGGGCGTCTTTAAACCATCAGACGATGAGCCAGACTGTTTAATATTATTAGATTGTCAAAAGGGTCGTTGGGATTTCCCAGAGCTAAAAGAAGTTGCTATGCGTGAGTATAGTTATTGGGAATGCGATATGGTATTAATTGAAGCCAAAGCATCTGGTACTCCTCTTACTCAAGAGCTACGGCGAATGGGTATTCCTGTAGTTAATTATTCGCCAACCAGAGGCCATGATAAGCACTCTAGAATGCACTCGGTTGCGCCTATATTTGAGTCAGGAATGGTCTATGCTCCTGAAAAAGCATTTGCCGAAGATATGATAGAAGAATGTGCATCATTTCCATTTGGTGCTAATGATGATTTATGCGATACTATGACTCAAGCTCTAATGCGTTTTCGTGAAGGCGGTTTTGTTTCTTTAGCAACCGATTACGAAGACCAAGAAAGGCAAAGACCTCTTAGAGTATATTATTGATGAGATTATAAAATGGCAATAGAAAAACAATTTTCAGACGAAATAATAGATACAACAACAACTCAAGATGTTGATGGCGTAGACTCTCAAATTATTGAAGTCTTAGAAGCTATGAACGGTGAAGAAGATGTTCAAATGCAAGAAGACGGTTCGGCTATATTAGGCCCAGAAGAGCCAATGATGCCAGAAGTAGGTTTTGCAGAAAACTTAGCTGAAGTTATATCAGACCAAGAGTTATCCACAATTTATTCAGAGTTAGTAGGAGCTATTGAAAGCGATAAATCCTCTAGAGAAGATTGGGAAAAAACTTATACCGATGGACTTAAGTATTTAGGTATGAAGTTTGACGACAATAGATCTGAACCTTTTGCTGGTGCTAGTGGTGTTATTCATCCGTTACTAGGAGAGTCCGTAACCCAGTTCCAAGCACAAGCTTATAAAGAATTACTACCAGCAGGAGGCCCTGTTAAAACTCAAGTTATGGGCGCTTACGATAGTGTAGTTGAAGAGCAGTCACAAAGAGTCAAAGAGTTTATGAACTATCAGATTCTTCATGTTATGGAAGAATATGACGAAGAGCTAGATCAAATGCTTTTCTATCTACCGCTTGCAGGTTCTGCATTTAAAAAAGTTTACTACGATGAAAATCTAGGCAGACCTGTATCAAAGTTTGTAGCTCCAGAAGATTTAATTGTTCCTTACTATACAACTGATTTAGAGTCTTGCCCTCGTATTACTCACGTAGTTAAGATGCCAGAGAATGATGTAAGAAAATTACAAGCTATTGGTTTTTATAAAAACGTAGATGTAGAGTCTGGAGATAACGCAAATATAAGTTCAGAAATACAATCAGAAAAAGAAAAATTAGAAGGCGTAGAGCCTAGTTATGATGATGGCGAAGTATCCGTTTTATACGAAGTTCATTGTAATTTAGATCTAGAAGGATTTGAGGATATGAGCCAAAACGGAGAGCCTAGTGGAGTTAAGTTACCTTATATAGTAACTATAGATTCTAACAGCGATAACATTTTAGCTATTAGACGTAACTTTAAAGAAGAAGACCCAATGAAGAAGAAGACTGAATACTTTGTTCATTTTAAATTCTTACCAGGTTTAGGCTTCTATGGATTTGGTTTAACACACATGATAGGTGGCTTATCTAAAGCTTCTACTTCTATTATGAGACAGTTAATTGATGCTGGTACTCTGGCTAATCTACCTGCTGGTTTTAAAACTAGAGGTATTAGAATTAGAGATGAAGATACCCCAATACAACCAGGTGAGTTTAGAGATGTAGATGCTCCAGCTGGATCACTTAGAGATGCTATCCAACCCTTGCCGTTTAAAGAGCCTAGTGGAACTTTACTTAGCTTGTTAGGCTTGTTAGTTCAATCAGGTCAAAAATTTGCTTCTATAGCAGATACTAATATTGGTGATGGTAATTCTCAAGCACCCGTTGGAACTACGTTAGCTTTAATGGAGAAATCTAGTAAAGTATTGTCAGCTATCCACAAAAGATTACATAACGGTCAAAAGAAAGAGTTTAGATTACTGGCCACTATTTTTAAAGATAGTTTACCTCCCGTTTATCCTTACATGGTATCAGGCGGTAACATGCAGATTAAACAACAAGACTTTGATGACAGAGTTGATATCTTCCCAGTTAGTAATCCAGATATTTTTTCAACTAGCCAAAGAATAGTAATGGCTCAAGAAATGATGCAGTTAGTTCAGTCTAACCCTGAAATACATGGCCCTGGTGGAACTTACGAAGCTTACAAAAGAATGTATGCAGCTTTAGGCGCAGACAATATTGATTCACTATTAATGCCACCACCAGATACAACTCCTAAACCTATGGAGTCTGGTATGGAAAATAGTGGCCTTATGATGGGTGGGCCAGCTCAAGCATTCCCAGAACAAGATCACGATGCACATATAGCCACTCACGTAGCTATATTAAATATGGCTCCTGTACAAATGAATGCTCAGATACAAGGAAATATACATTCGCATATTATGCAACATTTGCAATTAAAAGCTGATGCGATTGCTCAACAGCAAATGCCTCCAGAAGCTATGCAACAGTACCAACAAATGCAACAACAATCTCAACAGATGCCTCCTGAAGAAGCAGGCCCTATGATGCAACAAGCCCAAGGTATTTTGGCTCAGTTTAGTTCACCAATTATGTCTGAACTTATGCAACAGTTTGCTCAACAAGTATCTGCTCCTCCAGAAGAAGATCCACTTGTTACTATAAGAAAACAAGAGCTTGCTTTAAAAGGACAAGAGTTATCTCAAGATCAACAACAGTTTGAATCTAAAGAAAAACTACGTATGGAAGAAAAACTACGTCAAGATAAAATTGATGTAGAAAGAATCAAAGCTCAAAAAGATATAGCTGAGTTAAAAGACGATACAACTAGAGATAGAATGGATCAACAAAAAGAATTAAAATTAATTGATATTGGCTTAAAAGGCCTGTAAAGTACACTTATGAAAAATATAAAAGTATTAAAAGGAAAACAAGGTTACTCTAATAAGGGTACTGTGCCATTTAAAGCTGTTTCAGAAGCTCCTAAAAAAACTACTGCTTCTTCTACTCCAGGAATGGGGAAAGGGAAAGCAAGAGGAATGGGCGCTGCTGAATTTGGCGGCAAGTTTTCTGGCATATATTAAATGTCAGTTATTTGGCTGTCTGAACAGCTAAAGAAAAGAATTGGCGAAAAAAAAGAAGATATTCAAGTAGCTATTATGAATGGCACTAAGAATGTTGAAGAATATCATTATCTACGTGGGCGCTACAATTCTCTGGCCGACCTAGAATCTGAACTTAGAGAATTGCTAAAAAAGGTAATAGAAAACGATGAGCAAGGTAATAGTTCCTGAACATATCGCAAAAGCAGTAGAAAAAGAAAATCTACAAAAAGCTGAAAAAATTGAAAAAGAAAAGAAACCAGAAACGGTTAAAGAAGTAGAAAAAGCTTATACAGAAGCAACAAAACGAGTATTGGATCCTTCCTTGCTTGATAAATCATTTTTAGAGCGTATGCCTCAACCTACGGGTTGGAGGATTCTTATATTGCCGTATAAGGGCAAAGGCGTGACTGAAGGTGGTATTCAACTAGTTAAAGAAACAGTTGATAGAGAGTCCTTAGCAACCGTAGTGTCCTACGTTGTTAAAATGGGGCCTATGTGTTATTCAGACAAAAACAAATTTGGAGATACTCCTTGGTGTGAAAAAGGAGATTGGGTGCTAATTGGTAGATATGCAGGAGCTAGGTTCAAACTTGGCGACGATGCAGAGTGCCGTATAATAAACGACGACGAAGTTATCGCGACCATTGATGATCCCGATGATATCGTTAGCGCATAACGTGAGGAGGACTCATGCTAGAACCTGAAGTTAATGAAGAAATACAACAAGAATCCATTGAAGAAGGACAGATTGTTGAAGTAGAAGAATCTTCTGATGAAGCAGCCGACGCTGCTATTGAAGAAGTTTCTGTTGAAGAAGTTAAGAAAGAAGAAGAGTTAGAAGATTATTCTAAAGGTGTTCAGAAAAGAATAGCCACTCTTACTAAGAAAATGCGAGAGCAAGAAAGAGCAGCTAATTCTGCT